CAATAACAAGCGCCCCGATGCCGGTCAGAAGAATTGCCCCGCGCAACGCCACCATAGCACCCGTTAGAAAGCCTGTGCTTGTGACCATTGCATAAATCGCTGGGATCGCTTTTGCAGTCATCGCGACAGCCAACACGCCGATTGAATTGACCATCACGTCAAGATTATCGCTAATAAATCCGATCACGTCGCGAAACTTGCTGCCCTCGCCTACTAATTCTAGAAAGCCATTTGACAGCGCGATAATGGCAGGCGCAACGTTAGCCGCCATGATGTTGCCAAGACCGCCAATCGCCATGCCAATGCGCCCAAACGCGTCATTAGCCGCCTCTATTTGATCGCTGTCAAACTGCGAAACAGCAATCCCAAATTCCTCTTGGAACTTCGCAGCCTCAGCCGCCTTTGCAGAATAATCCGAAAGCATGTTGATCGCGTCTTTTCCTGAACGACCAAAAACTTCCATTGCCGCCGCCGTTTTTCTGGCGGGGTCTTTTATTGCATCAAGGCTTTTAGCAATCTTGGCAAATTGTTCATCTGGCGAAAGCCCTTTAAGGTCGCCAATGGAAAGCCCCAGCCCTTTGAACGCTTCAGTCTGTAGTTTTGTGCCCTTTTGCAATTCTATAATATTGCGTTGCATCAATCCAAGCATTGAAGACAGCTTGCCGCTTTCAATCCCTGCCTCACCGGCAACCATGCTCATCTTTTGAAATGCGGACGTAGTAAGGCCAAGGCTTCGCGCTTGCTTTGCTAACGCATCAACATTGGCAAGGCTTGACTTGGTTAGCCCGATCAGTGCCGCGCCCGCAGCAGCAATAGCAACAGCGCCAACCTTGGCAAATCGTGCAAGGTTGGCTTGGCCTTTTGACAGTGCACTATCAAGCCCGCTTGTGTCGCCGTTAATGTTTACCTTGATTTCTTGCGTGGTCATTTACCAGCCCTCTGCCAGATAATCCAGTGTCGCGCGGGTAAGGCCGCCCGCATAATCATTGGCCTTGTCGCGCGGGCTTCTGTGGTGCCATTCGCAAAACCATTCAGGCAATGTCATCTCCCAAAAGTCAGACGGTGACAGCCCCCACTCGCGCCCTATCAAATAGAGGCTGTCCCAATCTATCGCTTCGACTTCGCTGTCTTCGACGGCGGGGATTTGACGGCGGGGGCCACGGGCTTTTTTTCGTTTGGCTCAACTGGTGTAATGGCCGTAGCAACAGCCGTGGCAATCGCATCAATTTGGCCTTGGCTTGCCGACATGATGTAACCAAAGACATCGTCTTCAGTAACAACAGCGCCGCCAGCCTTCAGAAACTCAGCAGCCACAAAAGCCAATGATGGTGCACTGATAGGCCCAACTGCAAGCCCGTGCATCAAAACCGCGACATTAACGCCCTGCCCCTCAATTCGCCGCAACAACTTGTTGGATGGGGTGAACACATAATCCACCCCGCCCCATTCAATTGTGACCTCACGAAAAACGCCCATTTATGCCGCCGCCGTGTAAACGATTGCACCAGACGATGAAAGCGATGCGCTGAAAGTGTTTTCACCGTCATGCGCCCCACCTGTCTCAAACGAACCAAGGAACCAATCGCCGGTAAATGTGCCAACGCTTTCAACTTCGACTTCGTAGTCGGAAAGCAATCCAGACCCCGCGCCCATTGCAACGGCCATGAGGGTTCCATCTTTCAATACACCCTCAACAGCTAGTGCCACATTGCGCACCGATATATCCGCAAGCAATGTAGTCCAGCCCGCGTCATCCTTATCAGTGACGTCAATAGGCTCGTTGTTGATTGTGAGGGTATCACTACGCGAACCCAAGATTGCCACGGCGGCAACCCCAGTTCCGCTTGAAATGCGCACTCTGCGCCCTGATCCTGCTGCCATGTTCTTAGCCTCCTAAGCTATATCCGTTACGTTATAACATAACACTCTTTGACGCGCTAGGCTATTGCCAAAACGCGGAACGACATACGGCAACGGCGAGTGATGCCGTCGGGGTCGCGCTCGTATACCATGCCTTCGCATTGCGTGGTTATATGGCCCGTCACTGCAAGCGCTTGGCGGTGTAGGCGGTCATAGACGGCCTGCCCCAAAACCTTGATGCCTGTGCCGTTGTTCCGTGCCCATACGTCCACCTGAACAAGGCTATCCTGCCCTGTTGCGGTCTTATCATCGAATGCCGTTGACGCGGGAAAAGAGAACGTGACAAACGGAAAGCCCAACGGGTCGCCGCTATCTGTCAATTGCGGCACCCACTCGTTGAACACCGCAGTGACGCCGTATGCTGTGGATAGCGTGGCCGTGATGCTTGCATGATTAAGCCGCGCATAGATAGCCGTTTGCAATTCAATCGGATTCATTTGGCCAGCCTTTCCAATGTTTTTAACACGCGGTCATTTAGCTTTTTCTGCCCCTTTTCGGTTTCAGGTTGCCACACCGGACGCGGGGCAATCTTTGTCGTCCCGTATTCCAAATAATAGGCATATGCCAACCGGCTGCCGATGGTTGCAGACATTTTGCTGTTTTGCTTGAAGTACAAAGACGAAATAAGCCCGCCCGTGTCATGCGCTGGCGCGTCACCCGCTGCGGATGCCGTATGAGTTGGGCTAAGGTTTGCTTTGCCGTCAGTACGAAAAACAGCAACAATCTTATTCGGCCCGGTTGCACTGAACGACCCAGCATATACGCGCATCAATCCATCATCGCCCGCAATGCGGTGGTATGTGACGCCCTTGCCCTTTTTCCTGATTTCTTTTTTGACAGCCCTATCAACTTCCAGCGCAGTAGCCGTAATGTCCTTGCCCAACGCCTTCTCAGCTTCGGCCCCGTATTTTTTCAACGCGGCCTTTACCTGATCTAGCCCCTCGATTTCAATAGTGGCCGTCATACCGCCACCCCGCCTTGCACGTCAATCTCAAGCCATTTGTTGGCAAAATCCACGTTTTTGATATAGCGGATATTGTGACGCAAGCCGCGTATCAGCACGCTATCAGCCTCGGCAATGGTTTCGGTATAGCGCACGACGATTAGCAGCTTGACCTCGGCCCCTAGCCGCTGTGCCTGCGATGCCTCATAGCCAGACAATGGCCGCACCATACCGCGCTCAGGCGCTCCGGCTATGGTTGCCCATGCGCCCGCGATTACGTTGCCGTCTACGTTAGACGCTGCGCCCATGCGTTGAAACGTAACAGGCTCCTTGAGCATCCCCGCGCTGTATTTGCAACATGACATATCATCGGGCCTTATGCGTGCGGGTAATTACATAGCGGATGCCGTAAACGCTAAGAGAACCATTCGCCCTAATTTTGACTGTTGCGCCGTTGGTCTGCCATGTGCCAAGCGTATAGGCTGCAACCGTATAGTTTAACGGTCGCTCAATGCCGGTCCCTTTTGGAAAACTGATAATCCTGCGATATAAAGGGCCAATTGTCCCGCCAATATCAAACCAAACTTCTACAAATGTAGTTGCGACATCCGTTGGTAGTAGCGTGCAGTCAATCGTTGCCAATATGGCGTCACCATTGCGGCCAGTGATGACAGAACCGTCATAGAATGTTGTTACATCGGTAGGCTTTTGCGTCTCAATCGCGGTCCCCTTATTGTTCGGCAACGCAGTATCAGTATTAGCCAAAACCAAAAACGGCGACCCGCTTGTATATGCGGTGTCAACATAATCACCCCATCCGGTGTCAATGGTCTGCAATGAAGTTTGGGCCCTGGCTATTGCCGCATCAATGGCCGGTCCGGTATATGCTGAATTGTAATTGACCATTATGCCGCCTCTATCACGTTAAAAGTTAGCCCGTTTGATGCAACAAGCCCATCGCTGCCCGATGGTACGAACAGAACAAATACATCAACATCACGCGTTACGACAATAAACCCGTTACCAGATTGCGACCTAATCCAAACGCGCTGACCTGACGTAAGCCCATACTGCGTAAAATCCAAAGGCGCTTGGAATGTCTGGACGCGGTGCGCAGGTGCGTCAATGTCAGGTTGTGTTGCGGTATTGCCAAAGTGGACAATGAACGAACCAGACGCGCCACCGTCGGCCAAAATAATAGGAGAGCCTTGAGTGATTTCCACCCATTCGCTATCCGTTATTTCAACCCGCTGCGTGATCATATCCGCGCCACCACATACGCCGATAGCAGCGATTTAACGCCCGCCATAGCATCATCAATCTGGCAATCGTCGCCCTTGTGCGTGTATAGATATGCCGCGACCTGTTTAACCGCACGCGCCATAGTTGGCGGAACCGCAGCCGCATTGGCATAGCCTGCCTCATAGACAATCTCGATAGCGTTGGTATTGCGCAATGCAATCGGCCAAGTCTCGCCAGACCGCAGCGATAACCGGCCCGGCTTTTGATATGTGTCAACGTCAAATACCGCCGCAACATCAACAACCGTTGCGCTGCCTGCGTCATCATAGACCGTCACGCTTTCAACCGCAGCCAATGGATAGCGCGGCAGATACACCGATGCTGGTGCGCCGGTCAGGTCAGAGATAGCCCCTTGACGCACTCCATCCCACCACGGCTCACGCTGTGAAGGCCATGCGTCCAGCACCATCCGCCACGTTTGCGATATGAACGCCAGCCCTGTTTTTTCCTCGATCAGGTTTCGCGCCTCGGCAATCAATGCGTTTGCATCAGCATCAGGCAATGATGTCTCAGTCTCGACCAAATACGACCGCAGCGCCCCAGCCGTTACAGGCTCAGACGCGGGGCCAACTTCAACAGCATGGCCGCGATATTGGGTAAATGTGACGCGGGGTCGTAGGCTCATTTGCGCTTGCCCCGTTTGGTTTCCATTGCGGGCAGGATTTTGGTTCCCGCTACGGGGTTAAAACCTACACCATCGGCCAAAGCCATTTCAGCCGCCTTGCCTTCCAACACGTCACCCGCGCTGTAGTGGCGCGTTGTGTGGCCTTCTGGTGCGCATAACCAATCTTGATGCAATACGATCTGCATGATGCCCCCTATGCTTATGAAAGGGGCCAGTTGCCCAGCCCCTCGTTAAACTTAGGTGGTGGCGATAGTCGCGCCTACGCGGGTAACTGGTGCCCGTGCAGGCTTGCCCATGTTGGCCTTGACGTGGACGATAGCATCCGTGCCTGTGGTGCCCGTGAACACGCCGCGCACATAGCGCTTACTGCCGAGATAGCCGATTGAACCTGCAATCACGTTGTCCGCCGCGTCATCGATCACGGTAACAGTGCCGGAAAATTCACCGGCAGGAACCGCAACAAAGTCAGTACCGACCAGCGTATCGGAATGTTGCAGCACCATGGCAAAACCAGCCGCCGTGCCCGCGTCCGTTACGACACCAGTTTCAACGTCAAAAGCCGCCGAACCAAAGCCGCGCACATCAAACGCAGCCGATGCATTGGCAGTTGTACCGGATAGCGTTTGATCAGCACCGCGAACCAACTGGATATTAGAAAGACCGTCACGCATAGCTTTACTCCTCATGCGTTAGAATGACTGGGGGCAGGATCACCCCCAGCCTAGTTTTTAACTGTTAAAACGGATCAGCTTCAAAGCTTCAAAGTTAATGATATCTCCGCCCACGCGTTTTGTGCTATAAAAGCCAACGTAAGGCTTCGCGGTGTAGGGGTCACGCAGCACGCGGATGCCAACCCGATCAACGATCTGGTAAGCCGCCCGCATATCGCCAACAGCAATCGACAGCGACGATGCGGCGGGGTCTGGCATATCCTCAAACGAGGCGACAGGATAGCCCAACAGCGATGCAGGCTGACCGGCAGCAATGCCAGGCGACCAGAGGTAAGCGCCGTCGCTGTCCTTGACCTTGCGAACCAATTTAGTCGTTACGCGGTTCATAAACCAAGTCGCGTTGGCACGGTACGGGGCTTTCAGACCATACAGCGCGTCAATCAGCACGTCACCACCGTTTGGCGCTGCAGCAAAGCCGCCAGAAACGCCAGTTGGCACTTGCTCGATAGTGCCGGGCAATGTTGTGCCTGCCGTGTAGGTCAAGAAACCGCGCGGCTTATCGACGCCGCTGCCTGTCACGAATGCCGCCGATTCATCGCGGGCAAACTTCTCGGCAACTTTGTTCGCAAGCCATGCCTCCATATCAATTGCAGCATCGTCCAGCAGCTTTTGCGTGGCCTTTGGGAATGCAAACAATTCATGTGTAGGAATGCGCCAAGCCTTCAAGGTAGGCGTGCCAGTCTCAGCGCGGGCTTGAGTTTCACCAACCCAGCCGGAAGCAGCCTCGTCCAGATCAAATAAGCCTTCTAGCGCGTCCGTGCTGATAGTCTGCACCGATGCATAGGCCCGCATTGGCGAGGTTTCAAAAACCTTCGACACCGTGCGGCCCGACATGTCAGGATAAACCACATAGCCGCCGTCTGGGTCAGACCCAACCGAAAGCGCCTTGATTTCATCCGCGCCCATGACCTGATCGCCCTTGCGCATGTAGGACAGGAACTGGTTTTTGTAACCATCAAGCTCTTTCGCGCCGAAGTTGGACGCACGCGAACCGGATTTGCGGGCGATCATATCGGCCCATGCCAATGCCTTTTGGTCCAGATCGACTTCATTGCCCTTTTCATCGGTGACAATGCGCGATTGACGCTTGGTTGCCAGAACGGCGGCGTCTGCCTTCTTTTGCGCGGCGTCAAGATCGGCTTCGATCTTGGCCAACTTGGCCTCGGTCACGGGATCAGCCGCGCCCTTGGTTTCGATTTCCTTAAGGCGTGCATCATTTGCGGCCTTAAACTCGGTGAATGCGGTGTTGATGGTTTCAACCGCTTGCTTGATTTCGTCAGACATGGAATGCCTCCTTCAATTTGTTCAGTGATTGCAATAGGGCTTTGGCCCGTTCATCGCCTTCATCAGCACCCACGTCGCGTGTCACCTTTAGGCCTTTGAAGCCATCGGCAAGCAATGCCTTGGCCTCCTTCTGCGAAAGTCCGCATACGTCGCGTAGCGCGGCTTCCAATTTCCGAATGTCAAACGCGCCGTCATCTGACTTCACGCCTGTAACCTTTGCAGCTTCATTCATCGGGAACGTCACAAGGCTGATTTCGTACAATTCAACCTCAAGCAACTTCCGAATGCGCCCGCCGCCTTCCTGCACCGCTTCAACCGTGCGATAGCCGATTGAAATACCATCAATGGCACCGGCCCGAAGCATTACCATAGCCTCCTCGGCCAGCTTAATGCCCTTCAGCAAACGCCCCTTGAAAAACAAGCCGCGCTCGTCCTCACTCAAGACGTCCAGCACGCCGATCACCTTGCTTGTATCATGTTGCCAAAGCAACTTGACCTTGCGCCCTGACCCTAGCGACTTGGTAAAAGCCCCACGTTCGACCACGTCAAGCCCTTGGTCAACAATGCCAAAAACCGACGCATAGCCCTCGAACTCGCCATCCGCGTCCGGTTCTTTTTTCAACTCGAAAGCGGCCTGCTTGTGTTCGATCATGCTTTTGCCCCGCATAGGTTTGTTACGTTATAACATAACATAGAGACAATGGCTATACCATCTTGCATCTGCTACTCCCTCACAACCCAAGTGACCTAGCCACAATCATTGCCTCGAATAATTGCCCGATCAATTCACGCTCCGCACCGCCAGCGGAATCGCGCAACTTTGAAATTTCATCCTCTGCATTTTTTAGCAACGGTCTTGTGCGTGCAATATCTTGGGCTTTATCAAGTAATTCCATTTATTTCGCCTTTTTGTCCATGCGTTCGAATAGCCGCAACAACGGCGGATATATGCGGAAAAATTGGGATTTATTGCCTTGCATGTATAGCGCAAAGCTTTCCGCGACCAATTCTTCCGTTGATGTTTGTGCGTATCGGCTTATGAGCAGCCCCCACTGAGGCGCAAATGTGCCATTCGGGAAAATTCCGCTAATCTCCGGCATCACCTTGGAGTGCAGTCGGTGTCCAAGTTCGTGAAACGCTATGTCTTTCGGTGTATTTGGAATGGCCCACTTGTATTCCGATGGGTCCATTTTTGCAAATATGCTTACAAAATCATCGCCAAAATGCACGCCACGTTCAGCCAATACCTTTGTCGCGGCTTTGTAATGCGTCCCCTTTGTTGCATGTGAAACCTCAATTCCTGCATCAAGCATATCGTAATTAAACGCCTTTGCTGCGCCAAGGTAATAGTCACGCTTCATATCAAACGCGGCAGCAGCCGAACTGTTCCAACTATATCGCGGCCCCGCCTTTTTATGGTTTCCGACAAATGCAGCAGGCCCAAGCGCAAATCTCTCCTGTACTTCCAGCATTGCCGAATGTGTCTCGTTAACCATCTGAACCTTTGCGCCGGGCGGCAAATCGACCCTATCGGCTACGGTACCCGTCATTCTTGCGGTGGCCTCTTTTATGTTTTTTGACGGCTTAAACTCCTGATATGTAAATTGCGCACCATGAACCGCCTGCGCCTCTATTGGCGATGTTGCCGCCTGAATGCTATCCCTAACAACCCAGCCCAACGCGCATCGACAGTTTACGACATTCGCCGCGCTGCCAGCAGGATCGCCGGGATACATCATAGCCTCACCGCCTACGTCAAACGCCTCGTCTTTGCCGACTATCTGCCCATTGGCTAAGGCGTGATCCTCGCGCGTGCGTTCATCCTCGGCGCTGATCCATTCCTTGTCTAACAATAGGCCAGTTTCATCCGCCGCCGCAAACGCCCCGTAATTCGCCGCGCCGTGCGTTTCGGTTCGTGCAATCAATGCTGATCTGAATGTAGACATAGACGGCACGGCCTCGCGCACCAGCTTTGCAACACCGAATTGCCCCAGCCCATCCTGATACCCACGGTCAACCGCATTGACGATCTGTTGCCGTGTGGTTTCCGCTACGTTCGTAATGCGGCGGCGCAATAATTCGCCCGCGATGTAGCCAAGAGCGATACGCGCCATTGTCTCGGCAAATCCCTTGGTTTCGAAAACCTGCCCCGACGATTTGCCTTGCTGCACAACACGCCCGCCAAATACGGTCATGGTTGCAATCGCCATGGCCTGATACATTGCGGTTAGGCGGTCCACATGGTCGCGTGCTGGTGGAACCTCGCCCGTATGCTCATAGACCAGCACCATATCAAGCATGGCCCGCGATAACTCCGCCTTGATGCGATTGCGAAACCCAACCTCAAGACGGTCCAACAATATCACCTGACGCCGTTGCTCCCTGCGCGGGCTTTGATCAATCAGCCTGCGAACCATTAACGGCCCGTCCCATATATCCAGCTCTTAACATCATCCGGCGTTAATTCAGGCGGCACAACAACAGGCGGCGGCGCTGGTAGCGGCTCAGTTGCCATATCAAGGCTGATCTGCGACGAATTGACCAACAGCGCATCGCCCCCATCAATCGGCTTATAGCCCTTCAATTCGCGGCGCTCGTTGATTGTTAAATCAGTTGCCTTGTCAGCCATATCCCAAAGCGTCTGCCGCTTTTCAACAATTGCTGGGATCTGATCCATATCGGGCTTGATTTGCAATTCGCCGCCGGTCAGCCATTCCGACCAATCCGATGCAATCCAATCCAATAGCGGGGATACGGTATCTTCCCAAAACGCAAGCCGCGCCTCGGCGTAGTTGGAATAGGTGTTATCGCCGGGGATGCCTAGCAATTGAGGCGGCACGCCAAAGCCTAGAGCAATGTCCCGAGCGGCGGCGTTCTTAGCCTCAATGATGCCCATATCTGTCGGGCTTAGGCCCATGGGCTTCCAATCAAGGCCACCCTCTAGCATCATCGGCCTGCCCGCGTTGCGTGACCCTGAATATTGCTCATCAATCTGTGCTTTTAGGCGGTTAAACGCCTCATCCGATAGCGTTTCGCCGTTGCCCATGACCATAGCACCGGACGGCCTGGCACTGTTTTGCAGCAACGCTTGCATCCACTTCATGGTTTCGTTGTGCTGATCGACTGAATAGGCGGTGGCCTCAACCGGGGAAAGCCCATACCAATCGTCTAAAGGATTAAACATGCGGATGTGCCGCAAATCGCAATCCTGTGTTGCCTCATCCGCGTCGAATGTGACCTTTCGCCCGCCTACCTCGTATGTGTACCCGCGCGGGAACCCATTAGCGCCGGGGATAACCTTCATGCGGTCTGGCCTTAGCTGGTACAATTCGCGAACAGAATTGCCAACCTTCACGCGCTCCTCGTAGCCATTGCCCGACAGCATCAAATAGCCAACCTTGGCTTGGATATACTGCGCACCGGATTGCCCCGGATTAGGCCGCGCTATCAACCGCAAAATTTCGTGGTCAACTATTTCCGTCTCGCCGCGCCACAGCGTCCAGCGGGCAGAGGCCACGGCGTCCGCAATGCGATTGACGGCCTGATATGCCACCACGTTGCGCCTATACGCCTCGTCTGCAAATGCCTTATAATCGCGGCCAGACCAAACCGCCTGCCCCGGCGTCATAATCAAAGCCGCGCCCGTTGCACTGGCCTTTTGTTCAGATCGTCCAAATACGCGCGGGAATTTCATGCAATGGCCCTTGTATCGTTTACGCTATGTTACATTATAACATTCGAAAAGGCTATAGGGAGACTATTGCGCGGTTAGCCAAATCATCAAAGGGCGCGAATACGGGGTGCAGAACGATTTCCAAGCATAAGCTCGGTCAATGCCCACACTAGCGCGTCAGCCCTATCAGGCGAGCCGTCTCCGATGTAGCCCGATGCGGTAAAGTTGCACATCTGATCCTCTAGGTCTGGAAAGTTGCCAACGTGATGGACTTTGCCCTGCTCATATAGCGCACTGATAGGCTCGGCCCGAACATGCTTGCCACGGCTTGCTGATACCTCCTTGTAGGCTGCTTTGCTATCTGCCGTGGCAACAGTAAACCGCACCATATCGCCGCCATAGTTGCGCTCCCCTAGAATCCTGTCAGCGTTGTGGCGGTGGTATACCTCAACGGCCCGCCGTCCCCATCCCTCAGGCGACATTTGGCAGGTAGCATCTTCCAGAATATACCCGTGACCATCCACCCCAAGACCAACCGCAACAATACCAATATCATCGCCGCCACCATCCCCGCGCGTGCCAGATGGGTCAACAGATACAACCACCCGCACCATTTCCGGCAACTCGGCAACGCGAAGGCTATCAATACCCGGCATTAGCTTGCCGTCTTGCGCCTTGCGGTCCTCCTGTGACCATAGCGCCCCGCTTACCTCACTGGCCCACTCTCCGGCCTCAAACCGCAGGCGCTTGGCCGATGACATGCTTGCGAGTACATCAAAATATTCCGCAGGTAGGTTGTTTGCATTGTCAGACGGGTTAACCCGCATCTCCGCATAATCGTCGGGCTTGGCCAATGCCTCCTTTGTTCCGGGCTTCATCTTGGCGCGAAACATTTGATATGACCAATGCAGTTTAGACGGCGGGTTGCAGTCAAAATAAGCCTTGAGCGATAAATGGGTTTTGCCAGTTGCCGCTTGTATCTCTGGCGCAAGTTCACATTTCTGTGCAAGTCGGCTCATAGCTGTTTCAACAGATCCCCAAGGTATCTGGCTGCTCTCGT